CCAAACCTCCATGAACAAAATCATCCAAACCTCCATGAACAAAATCATCCAAACCTCAAAAAAAATCACCACCTGAAAACCAAAGAACAGGAAATGAAAATATAGCGGAAAAAGTAACCTAGGGTTAACAGAACAAGAAAATGGTCAAAAAAGTAATAGGGGGCCACCCTCATTCACCCGTTATCAGTTTCGGGGGGTGGGGGGTTACATCTATCGTTATTGCTTCCCCTCCCTTCTCCAATACAGGTCTGCCTGGCTTGCGGGCTGGTGTGCCAGCTGGTGCAGGTGCGATCAGGTTGATAGTGACTGGCCTTAGGCTCCTGTCCCTGTTCGTGTGGTCCATTGTGCTGTGCTCTTTCCATGCGTCCCCGCCGCGTCTGGAGAGCAGGAACGTAGCAGCCGCTACCGATCCACTATCATTGCCCATTGCCTTCTGCTTGAGAGAGCGAGCTACATCGTGCACCAGCGCCGCCTCCCCCACGTCCAACTCCCTGCGATAGTGCTTCCTTAGGATAGCCGCACTCTTGAATCCCATCATGTCGCATATCTGAGGCTGGGTTAGTCCAAACCCCACAAGGTTCATAACCAGCTCCCTATCCCTCTGTGTAGGATCGTGAGGCTTTGGGCCTGTCTTGCGCTTCATGTCAGCCCTACTGTCCTATATGAATGAACAAAACGGGTTTGGGGAGAAACAGAAATGTGAAGCTTCTTCTATGGTGATTTAGCTGTGTTTTGGTTTGAAACATTCTCGGTGTGTTCTCGGTTGTGTTTTGGTTTGAATGGATTGAAGCTCTGTAACCCTGAGGTTTGGCTCACTCTGTTAGATGTGTGTCTTTCCCTATGTTGGGAGATGTCTCTTAATGGGAAGGTTGCGCGGATTTGGTGCTCTTATTGCATGGCGCTGTATTGGTATCTAGTTTTGTCATGCATACCATCTTTCTACCTTTAGAAACTCTTCCACGAACTCCTTATGACCTAGGGCTATAAGCATTTCACACATAAGCGCGTCAGCCATGCTATGGTCTTCTTCCGGGTCACCCTGTTCAGGACCTTCCTTGTTGATAGCGCGCATTTCCTCGAGCAACTCAGCAAGTGTTCTTGGTTCCCTACCCTCAAGCTGTCCATCATATGTCAACATTGCTTACCTTTATTGCTGTTATCTGTTTCCAAAGACGCCGCTATTCCCTGCTGCTTTCCTGTTTCCTGTCCACTTGAACCACCATAGAGCGCTGGAATGAGTAGAGCGTTGATAATGCACAATATTTAATTCACTCGCTCCTATGCGCATTTATTTGACCCTGTTTGCATTCCTGTCCATACGATCTGCCCAATTACACGGCTCTTTACTCCCTATATTTAGCAGTCCCGGCACACGCCGGCAATCTTTTACCCGTGTTTTGGCCTTCAAATACTTACCGTCCTACAACTTTCATGTATACTGACCCTGCTGTAGGCAGATAAAGGACCATGCGAGTGACCCCGGAAACATTCAAAGAGTGGATCTCCGACATGAAAGCATTGGAACTGGCACGATCAGACGCAGATTGTGCCAGACTGCTTGACATCTCCTTTAACTCTCTCGTCATTATGAAACGTAGGGGAGCCAATCAACGTACCGACCTAGCCTGTCATGCCATCCTTATGGAAATAGGATCATACACACAAAGCCTGGCGGACGAAATCTAACCGCCATCTTTTAGATAGAATATCCCGCACTTCTTACCAGTCGCCTTGGAACTAACTTCCCAACTACGGCCCCGCCCCATATCAACCCACAACGCATCTTTTGCGTCGATCATCTTTAGGATCTCTTTTGTAGACCCCATAGCCCCTTGCCGCCGCTTTAACACATCGGCGATAGCTTCCTGCTTGGTAATTACACTCTGAACAGTCATGTTGTTTAACCTGCTAAATCAACCCGGCAAAATCTCATACACAACATCGTCCGTATATGCCGTGCAGTTCAACCGTGTGCGCTGGCCTCCGCCCACAACACTGTAAACACCCGTTGCCGTGAATACGTCACCCGTAGCGATGAAACCACCCGATGTTTCCGAATATTCCTCAAGTTGGACAGTCGCAGTGCCAGCAAAAGCAAGCTTGATCCGACCCTGGTTTGATACCGCAATGTCATTGCTAACGCCAGTGGCCGCAAATGTGCCTGATACCTTGGTTGATTGATTAGCCATTCGATAAGCCCTTGGTTAATTGGTTTAGATGAACATGCCCATTGCAAAAACATAAATATCCTGAACAGTCAGGTTTGATGCGTCAGTGCCATTCGCTACCTTTAATTCTAGCGTGTCATTCGTCGATAGCTGAACATCAGCATGGACAGACATCGCACCAACATCTGCACCTGTAGCGACCTTGCGCCCGACATAGGCAGGCAACGTTGTCGTTCCGTTCTTATGCCATTGCGCGCGCATAATGACGTTGTTAGAGGCTGCAATAAAGGCCAGATTGGCAACCACATGGAAATGACGGTCCGGCGTCCCTGTATAGGTCAGAACTCCCCCAGAAGTGTTTACTGTGATTTCAGCCAGCGCCGAACCAGCGGCAAACGTTCCTGCAATATTCTCAAACGTATTGACCGTGTTGATCGTGGTTTCTGTGGCGTTTGACCCCATGCTTGCGCCACCAAAAGGCATTACCAAGCTTGCGATAAAATCACGCAAGTCCTGTTCGTTTATTGAATTTGCCGCCTGACCATCCTGGAATAGATTGGTTATCAGGTCAGTGCTTGTGCGTTTAATGTCCGCCATTAGACAAATGCCCGGGAGAATGCCGCGACAAAAATATCCCCGCTATGATACTTAACGATTGGGAGCTTGATCTTAATCACAATCGAAGTTGCAACAGACATTTTTAAACATCCTTGGCGCTAATTTCACGGGGTGGCTGGTTTCGCGGGGTTTCCCCGACTTTGTAAACCCTGCCCCAATCCGCGGTGAATGTCAATCTGTAGGTTGCTTATGTAGGTTAAACTACCCTATCCAACCCATAGTGCCTGACCAATGCGTTAAGCACTAAACGTAAATCACCCTCAAGATTGTATATCTGTCGATCTTGAACCACAAACAGATTTAGAGCGCTTAGGAGGCCCGGTTGCGCACGATACGCACCTTGGGCCTCTTTAATTGCTTTGAGCGCTCCTGTGTGCCTTCTGATAGCGTCCTGTGCCCATTCTGGCGTGACAGGTGAACCGCCGCCAGTTATCCCATCATAATTAACTGCCTTGATCTGCTTTGGAGCGTCAATGGCAATCTGGTAATCCTTCAGGTTTCGTAAATATTGCTGAGATGCTTGGTATTGAGGCTCTGAAACCGTACCAGACATTCGCGCCCGGCCTATTGCTGTTCCGCCCCGCTGGTCCCTTGCTGCTTCTCTGGACAATCCAAACACCCTTTCTCTGGCGTCAACCGCAACCGACATGGTTTGTCTTTGCTCTTGATCAAAAGCCTCTTGGCGCTGTTTGTCTCCAGCCTTACCGCGAATGAGCCGACCGGATTTGGTGCGCTTACCTGGCTTTGGCTTTGGTCCTGATCTGGTCAACAAAACACCCACGCTAAGGTAGATAAACTTGGTTCTTTTTTGAGCATTTTAGTATTTCCTCCTCAACCTTTTTTGGAACAGTCCACATGATAACATCTGTGTCAAATGCTGCGCACAAATCCAAGGCATAAGCGGCACGCTTTTTTGTGGGGATGATGTATGCAAGGCTGAAAAGGATTTCATTAGGAAGGTCTCCAATGCCGTACGATGATACCGGGTTGTTTCTAAACTTAGAAAAACACTCAAAAAATAAAACCAACTCGATATTGCTTAAGCAGTTAGCGGGGTATCGCTCCCTATCAATTCGTCTTGAAAACGAGACAACTCCAATAGTAGGAGCCACTAATCTAAGGCCAATTATGCTTGGCGGTAAGCTTCTTGTGTCACCGGACCAATAACTATCACTTTTATTTTTATTGGAATTAACTTCAGGGTAACATGGATATTCCGTACGACTTATCATTTTCCTAGTTCTCCGTTGATTAGTGAGCCGGGGCAGCAACAGGGAGGAACCCACCCCGGCTCTAAGCGCAGCCATGAGGGAGGAAAGGACCCCGGCGCGCTATCTTGTTTAGTTCTGGCGGGCAGGGCGCCAATCCTGCTAGAAACCCGTTTACCCGCGACGGGAAAGGCTCAACCGGCTCTTTGGCTTCTCGGCTAATCATTATCGGTCTATACCTATGCTTCTCCATTTCAGCATCGCCGCCAGATATGCACTCGCCGGGAAATCCCAGTCTGTGCAATTGAATTGGTAGGCAGGGCGTTACTCCTGCTTCGGGCCGTCTCACTGAGGCAGGATTTGAACCTGCAAAGCCATCGCGACCACGGCTACGGGCCACCCCCGTCAATTCGGGAATAAGGCGGTACACCTTCTCCGCCAGCGTTTACCATTCCGCCACTCCGAGATTTCACATTCATCTCCGCTACCAAACTAATTGAGAAGCGCCAGGCTTTTGTTACCGCAGCCCAACCCGACCATATAGGTACGGGCTTGTATAACACATCTCAAACTGTATTCAGTGCCGCCGGTACGCTTGCCCTATGATAGTTTCCTAAATACGACCCATACCCGGTAGGCCAACCATCATAGACACTGAATTTTGCCTGGCGAGCGATAAAGTTTCATGCGGGCCACCGTTTCAGCTTAAAAGCATTACCATCCTTATGTTGGTGCTTTGCCTTGCGGTTGATCGTCTCTTTACCGTCGCCAGAGTTGAATTGGGCTTAGGGTCCTGAAGGTCAATCTTGCCTCATCCGCCCGTTTCCGGTACGGAACCCATACCCAAACTTAATCTTTGAATTTTCTTTCCAGCCTTGCCAATGTCCACCGAGTAAATACTGACGCTGGATACCAACTATCGAGCAAACGGTATACAAATTCTCCGTTAGGATGCATCACCCGTATGTCAGTATTGCGAACCGTAAAATACTCCATCATTTCTCCTCCCACTCAAAGCCGAACTTTTCTGCAATTTCTTTATTTAACTTAGTCACAGCATACCCGCCTACCTTCTCCTCTTTTCCTTTCCATATTTCATAAGCTATATTATCTGCTTCTTCCAGAGTGTCAGCGTCGATTACCTCTGCCTCGTCGGAATTCCAGATACCCAAATATCGTTTCATCTCTTTCCCCAGTCAATCCTCACCGGCACACTGTTATCCGGTGCGAAAACTATAAGCGAAGTTTGCATGCGAGGCAATGACTTTCTGCCTAATCTCCGCAATATAATTCTCACCCTGTCAAGCACTTGACCCTTCCTCCATTGAGATTAGTGCTGCGATTGCTGCCTGTTCCACGATATGCAGGTCGTCATATTGCGCTCGAAGTGTAGTCACTTGGCCAATTGCTAATTGCAGAATAGCGTCTGCATCCGCCTCGGCCTTTTGCTTGATCGCCGTCATTTCCGCCTCAAGAGCCAGCCTTTGTGCCGCTGCTTCGTCCCGCTCCCTTTCATGCCTGTTTCTGGCAATAGAGGATTTGAGAACGTAAACGTCACCTGCTGGTTTCTTTGGTGCTTTGCGCTTTGGCTTTACCGTCATGGTTTTGGATTGTGTCATTTTCTTCCCTTTCGATTAGTGCTGACATGAGTGCAATGAGAATGGCGATGGGTAAGGTCGGGCCGAACTCATCGTGCATCGTCATTTCTGGGCCATCGCCCTTATCAAACATGAAAACAACCTCCCAATACGCGTTTTTAGGAGTATCGCTTTGGAAGATTTGGATGGCGTAATTCGGCAACACCCTATTAGCCAAACCTAGGGCAGCATCGGTGCTGGAGGTGTAGGGATACCCAAGCACTCTATGAGAGAAGTCCAACAATTCTCTTATGGCTCTATCAATACTTAAATCCCCTCCTTCCGCCTTCTCCAGCCGTGCTTTCAGTTTCTTGAGTTTGTCAATATTATCCATTTGGCTCCCTACCTTCCTTTATGAACTTAGCATCAGGAAGGCTTTGCACCCTATTGAACTCAGGACCAAAAGATATAGTACTTCCATCAGTTTTTGAAATAAAGTGCCAAGACTGCCCTTCACTAGGTGGTGAATTTAGCCTCTTGTTTGCTCTGGACAAAAGTTCAGTTGCATCAGCGATATATCCCTCATAGTAGCCGCTTATATCATCTTGGTGGTTACGACCTCGTTCGAACTCACTAGAGTTCCCGTCCATTGACGCCCATGCCGATGCAAAAGCATCAACTAACATACGGTCTTTGTTGTCAATCTTTGCGGTCATTTTGGTTCCCTGCCTTTCTTTATGATCTCTATAAACACCTGATTGTGTTCTATAGCGTCATTTACAATTTTAGGATTGTCGCGCATCGTTTTCAAAACCGTCTCCTGGAATGATAATTCTGGAGGCTTTTCCTTCTTCCAGAAAAACAGTTGCTCTTTAAGAGCGAACAGCGCGGATTTGAATGTCATATCATTCTCCGATCAAAAGGGAATAGTGTCGTCTGCATTGTCAAAATTAGGTGCAACGCTGGCCTTGCCATAGTCAGCCTTATTGTATGGCGTGGACGCGCCGGGGCTCGCTGGCGTTTGTCCCTGATCGTTGTCCCTTGGGCTGTCAAGCATCGTAAGCGTGGAATTAAAGCCCTGCAATACAATCTCAGTGCTGTATTTCTTGACGCCATCGGCCTCCCAGCTTCTCGTCTGCAGCTGACCACGAATATATAAAAGCGACCCTTTTCTCACATATTGCTCAGCAACGCGGCACAACCCTTCATTAAAGATAACAACCCGGTGGAACTCAGTGCGCTCTTTGCGCTCATTAGTATTTTTGTCACGCCATTTCTCAGAAGTAGCCACCCGTAAGTTTACTATCTTCCTGCCGTCTTGCGTGTTTCGAATATCTGGGTCAGCGCAAACATTCCCTATAAGCGTTACCTCATTCAAGCTACCTGACATTTTTTCGCCTTCCTAAATTGTTTTTGATCGCATGAAGTCTTGCGTGATCGCTGTGTGTCATAACCTCCAAATTTCTGGGGTCATTATTTAGCTTATTCCCGTCAATGTGATGAACGACCTCACCTTTTTCTAGTTTCCTAGATATCTTCCATTCAGCAATTATCTTATGTAGGAACTTGCCAGCGTGTTCACCGTTTCCTGTACTTTGCGTAAAACACAAGTACCCAGTAGTCTGTTTCGTAATCCCAGACCTCCAGTTATGGTTCTTGCTTCCAACTCTCTCCCGAAGAATATCCTTAACATGCTCAGAACACTTTCTGCCTGTTGAAGATTTCGATAATTTAAGTTTTGTCTCTTCTCTGGAATGGCTTATTCGTATCCGTTCAGAAGCGGTCCTTGTAGCGCCATATTTTCTAACTATTCTCGCGGCATGGACAGAAGATATGCCGACAATTTTCGCTATTTCTGAGCACGACCTTCCGCGTTTATACATAAACAGTATATCTTTATCTGAGGCATCCCGCTTCATCCCTGCGCATTTTCTGGTGCAAAACTTCCTTTCCGCCCATTGCGCATTAGATGTGTTTTTAACCTGTTGAAAACCCTTGCCGCATCGGAAGCAAAATTTAGTGTCTGATTTTATATCCCCTTCCATAGCCTTATTGACTGAGCCACTCATTCTGTTTTCTCCTTCAAAACTTCGTTTGCCCATTTTTCTAGGTGCCGACATAAGCCATCCACACCAAAACAATCTGACATATAACTATTATAAAACCATTCTGCCATATCAATACGCTCTTGATAGGTTTGCTCAAGAATAAGCTGCGCGATTTTCTCATTTGTCGTCATTGGTGTTCTCCTCATAGTTTTCGATTATTGGAGTGTTAAACCCTTCTGGCGAATACAAAAACCCATCATCGTACGCTCGGGTTGTGATTTTCATCCCGGTTAAAGAGCTGGTCCAGCTGGCAAGAAGTGTGTAGCGATCTTCAACCCAATCTTTTGTGGCGGTCACAGGATAACGCTTTTGAACTGTCCTGATCGGCTTCGTTACGTCAATCCTGCACATCATTTCCCTCCTTTTCAAATTCGATTGTAACACACCCGTCAGGCGGCATAGGGTCGCCCTTAATGATAGTTGGAATGAACTCACTGTCGTCTATTCCAATTGCGTCTGACACCCCGTCCAAGGCGCTCTTGAGGGATGCGAGCATGTTGTCTATGTCGCGTTTGCGGTTGTCCGGTGGGTGGAAGGTGATTGTCAGCTTTGGGTTTTTACCAAGGTTCCACCGCTTTGTGGCCGTAAGCCAACTTGCAGTTACTCGCGCTTCCCTCTTTGCCTTTGCCTTCGGTGCCCAGTGTGCTCTGGAGTTAGGGTTTAGGATTTTGTCAGGCCATGGAAGTTTCAGCACTTCTCCACCTCTATGTTTTCAATGCGGGCAATTCTGTCGCCAATCTCACCGGCATCCTCTATATATAAGTCCTTGCTGTTTTTCAGAATACCAAAGAACCACTTTCCTCCTTCGCTGTCCTTAGTGCCTCCGTACATAATCTCGTTGTCAATGGTTATCGTAGCCGTTATTTTCACAGTCAGCATCATTCTTCCTCCACTCTGCCTTGTAATATTCTTCCCACTTTTCAATCAGTTTTGGCCATAAGCCCTCAATCTCAAAACTTACCCAACCTCCTCTTGGCGATCCTCCATAATCAATTAACTCCTTGCCAGCCAGCACATAAAGCATAAACTCGATGATAAATCCGTGCTCGTCAATCGCTTCAAATGTCTTGTGCTCTTGAACAGCCTTAAGCGTGATAATCATATATTCATCTGACTGCGAAGAATATGAACCGTAAATTCCGCCAACAATGTCCTCCCAGGGGTCAAAGCTGTACTCGTCTCTATCATCCTGGTTTTTAGCAACTGGCTTATCCATGGCCTCTATAAGCTTCCTTCTTATTCTGTCGCCAATGCTTTCCGTATGCCTGAGATCAACAGCCTCTAGCGCTGCTGCTGCCCTTCTCAAGAGCGTCTTTGTTGACCTGCCAGAACGTAATTCCTGGATTAGCCTCTTATTCATCATTCTTCCTCCGGTGGTGATGGGAGGGGCATGAAAACTTTAACATCCCATTCAATCGGTCGCGCATACAAAGGCTCTTCCATGCCGGAATACCACACGTCATCATCTCTCTTCATGGCCAGCCCACCATCTACAATTACAACAGTGTTTTTGAGGGCAAACCGCTCTGGTTTCCACTCCATGGCATCAAGCGCGTCTGCCGCTGCTCGGGCAAGGTCAGTCGTGCTTTTAACCTCGTCTTGCTCTATGTCACGGAGGCGCTCAATCAGTGCCTTGTTACTCATTCTCTTCCCTTTCCTTGGTTATTTCTGTATCTTGAAGGACAGTAGGTGAGAGTATGCCTCTTTAACCACAGCCAACATCCGTAATCTCTAAAGTCTGGTTCAGCTTGAACCCGCTATTATCGGCGCATTTTACCACCAGTTTATCTGGGCTTTGGCTGAGAGGATGCTATTCCCCTGAGTACGCTCTGGAATAGATGGCCAGAACCTCACCATATTCTCCGTTTATCCCACTTTCCTGACTGGTCCGTGGAGGGCCGTCCTACATTGCCCAACGGTCAAGCTGTTAATGCACTTCATAAACTCTTTGTTAGGGCGAAACCTCAACATTGAACCTATGTCTTCTACGCCTTTGGCACGGGAAAGCGTCAAACCGTGGGGGAGGTTTTTTATTTCGGGCCTTGCGGCTCTGCGAGTGTTATGTTATTACACTCCCGAAATATGCAGGTGGAAACCTCACCAGAAACCTGCATTATTGGGCTGAGAGCGTTAGTTGCGTTCTCGGCCCGTTTCTTTTGGTAGCACGCTAGCGACATGGAAGCAAGGCTATTCACTATCAACCCCATTTGATGCTTGCTGCTGTTTCAAGCCGCCGTCACTAGCTGAAACCTGTTTTGCCCTGTCACTAAGCCACTTCAATGCTTCTGCCTTCTGGTGCTCTCCTGAGAGGGTTGCTGACGACAATGGTTTGCCAGACATATCAACGCCAAAATCAATCCCTGCAATCATTTCATCAATCTTTCTGGCGCGTTTCTCCTTTTCATCGTCTGTTTTCTCTGGAATATCCTGTTCTGAAATAGCAAACTGGCGCTCCAAATCCTCTTTCCATTGCTCCTTTCCGATCTGGTCGTACCACAAGCGCCGGGCCTCCTTGGCTATTTGCGCCGGGCGTGGTGCCCAGTCTCCTGAATATCCATTCACACAACCGCTCAGCAGATTGGTCAAGCCCTGCGTTACGAACTCAAGAGGTATTTGAGACAGTGCCAGCTTATAGCTTTCAACTATCGCAATGCTTTCCACCTCACTAACTGGTGGCATCCCAGCTAAGGCTAGGCTGATAACCGCTGTTAGTTTGGGGTCTGTCATTGTTGTTGGCCTTTCTTATCATTTCGATTGCCATCTCTGCCGGACTGATGCGATTGGGCTTTTGAGGGACAATTGGTTGCGCTGGCTCGTCGTCCCACCTTCCCTGGTTGAGCCATGTTGTTGGATTGCACCACGCCCTGTCGTCTGTTTTGTTCACATATCGCTCCAGACCTGCCATCATTTCCTCGAATGAAACCTTCTTGAGCGCTCGCTTGAATGAAACATCAGCCGCTTCCTTTCCGGTCTTATTTGGATATAGCTTCCAGAACTCCAAAAACTTACCTGAGAAAATCCGCTTTTTGGATAATACGTTAGTATTATCTTTTACTGACGGTTCTCTTAACGGTTCTCTTAACGGTTCTTCTATAGGGGCGGACACAGTGGCCGGTTGGATTGGACACAGTGGCCGGTTGGATTGCGTCCTATGGGCCAATTTGGCCTCTAGGAAATATACGTCACTTGTTCTCGATCCGTTAGCCCTTTGACGGTGCGCTCTGGAGATAAAACCAGCGTCCTCTAATTCCACCAAACACCTCCTGACGCTCCTGACGCCCAACTCCGCATCTTCGGCTATTGTCTGTTGACCTGGGTAGCATCTGCCCTCCTTATCGGCATAGTTCGCCAGCGCTATCAAAACAGACTTGCGCGATGGGGAGCCGGTACGTTGTTCAATAGCCCATGAAATTGCCTGGATACTCATACTATTCCCCTTTTTGCATTTAACTGGATTTCAAAAGGCTCTTTCGATGCTGTTTTAGAGCGTTGCGAATTGAGTTGCGATCTCGGCCAAACACAATGGCAAGCATATAAACCGTTGTCCCGTGTTTTTCCTTCATGCGCCAAATACATGCGGCGCGGACTTGGCAAACTGGATGCGTTCGATTGTCTGAAAACACATCATCAAACGTGACCTTCCCTTTGCCTGTTCTGATCGCAGCCCGCACAATCGAACGGGCTTTCTGATAGGCATCGTATGGCTTGCGAAGCGTTCCCTCTTTTCGCCACTTATCCATATATTTCTCGTGTGCCGTCATTGTGATTTTTATTGGCTTTGGCTCGATTGAGCGCTTGTGAAGTGTCAGGGCAATTCGTTGATAGTGCTTAAGTAGGGTTTGCTCATATGACCCCAATATTGCCGGCACGCCTGTTATTTCAAAACTCATTCTGCATCCTCCTTGTTTCGCTTTTAATGCCGTCCCGGACCGTTGAAGGGTTTCTGTCCACAACGGTTCCGATCATGGCTGCTGACATGCCTGTGAGGGCGCTAAGGTAATAATATAACGCTCTCCTTGCCTGCCTGGTTTCGTTGTTGCCATCATCTGGTGCCCTGACTACCGAAAGAGGCACGCCAAACTCAGCTTTCCATTTGCTGATAACTTCGTCAATCACTTCCTGCTCTGGCATTTTCGTAGCATAAACGCAGGGCTTGAGCACCGTTGGCTGGATGCGGATTTTGTCAAAGATCGGTGAGTGAAGGTTCATTAATCGTTCTCCAAGGTAATGGTGCCTTCAAAGTCAGTGAAATCATCCATATTACGAACCCCGCTAAATAAATCTCCTGGTGAATCACCTATGGCAATTTCAATTCCACGTCTGCTTTTATCGAAAAGAACAACATTGCCAGAACCCGAAACCATCAGCTTCGGAAAATGTCTAGGTTTTTTGTTGTCGTTAATTATTACCTTCATAGCTTTTCTCCCAGTTGATTGGCTTTAGACCGGCCTCAGTGCGCAATCTATCACAAACATCATGGACCATCTTGCGCCGGTTGATTGCCTTTCGATTGAACGTCACCACCTCAATACGTGGTCTGAATATCCTCTTGAGAATTGATTTCATTTCCGTACCTTTCAAAAAAGTGCCGGATGCTTTTTACACACCCGGCCAGTTTTCCTTGGGGAGGAACAGTCAAACAAATCTGGACCAATAGTCTGATGCCAGTTTTGTTTTGCATGCAGATCATTCCACACGCCCCCAGCATATGCCGGGGCGCAAAGATACCTGATACCCTTGCGTCCCAGCGCATTAGAATGGTGCCCAGAACAAATAGGACATGGCAATCACGATAATGATAGCACACCCGGTATAAGCAGCGCTTTCAAGAAATGTCATTTTTTCATACCTCGGTAATTGTGACTTTGAAGGTGCGAACGGATAGCTTTTTCTTTGGCTTCTTGAGAGGCTTGTAGGCGGCGATTTGGTGGTTTACTCCAATTGACAGATTGTCAACGTGTTCAATTTTGCCATTGTTGAGCATTACTTTCTTTGCGTTTGACGGCAGAACACATTCATCTAATACCACCCACCCCTTTGGAATTAGGGCGATGATGTCGCGGTCAGTTTTTCCAAGCTGCGAGCACCACCTCCCGTTTTTGCGCCATGTTTCGCCCACGACAACATCTTCGTATTGGTATCTATATAGAAAATCATCTTCGTCGCGCCCTCGTGCTTTTAGCGCTCCAGTCACCTTGCCATTGCGCATTAATCCTCTGCGGCCAGCTTTGAGTTTAGTCATTTTATCACCTCGAAAAAATCGCCCGGTTTTACCTTACCCTTTGATGCTTCCTGAATGCGTTTCATCGCTCCAAAGCTAGGCTTGGATTTGCCGTGCTTAATGCGGTTGACTTGTGCGCCAGACAGGTCAGCAGCTTTGCCAAACTCAGTATCGCCCTGCGCGGTGGATTTTAGATAATCTGAAAGTTTCATAAGCCCACTTGTATACGCCGCAAATAATATTGTCAATATGTTGTTGACATTCTTTTGCATAGCGCGTAAACGCAATGGGCAACAAAGGAGAAAGTTATGGACTTCAAAATTGAGAAAATGGAAATTCCAGCCTACGGGGGAAAGCACCCTTTTGCAAAGATGGAAGTCGGTGACGGGTTTGCTGTCTCTAAAGAACAGTTATCGTCAATCCGCAGCGCCGCATGGGTTTGGGGGAGTAGACACGGGAAGAAATTCACAGGTCGCAAAACGGAGACTGGTGGCGTTATCATCAGGGTGGAATGATGAAAAAATATTGTCCGAATTGCTGGGAAGCTAATACCGAAATACCAGTTCCGTGCCCTGATTGTGATGGCTCTGGAATGAGCACGCGCGACCCTGATGCAGTTGACCATACCTGCTATACCTGCATGTCAGAAGGGGTAACGGATGAATACTATTGTAAGGAATGTCTAGAGCCGTTTGAAAACTTCATTCCAGAGAACGAACTGGACGAAAGCGACATGGAGCAGATTGCCGAGATTGGTGAAATGGACAAGGCACTTGATAGCATCACCGATATTCTCAACAAGTTCGACCGCGATATGGCTGAGATTAACGCTCGCCGCCGTCACATCACAAACGCCGCCATCATAAGCACTGCTATCCTTGTTGGATTGGCTGTGGCGCTGATTGCCTATGTATCATGGGGGATATGAGAATGGGTAACGAGTTGCCGATTTGGCAAGTTGTAGTGTCAGTAATCTTTATGTTGTTACTGCTGGAGATTACGGATGCCTATAAAAAGATAGATCAAAGCAAGTGCGCCCAAGCCAACAACGTCTTTCAATGCGAGATGATTGCAGTACCGAAAACAGGAGAATGAAGATGTTTGATCGTTATGAAGTCGTTCACTCAGACGCGGTATATAGCGCCGGGAATTACCCTCCGGTGCCATCTGAACTATGGGTAGGGTGGTATGTGTTTGTTGAAGATGGAGAGCCTATGTGGGGTCCATTCAAAACACGCGAAGAAGCAGAAGATCAACGGCTTGACCTGCTCGGCGTTCCATTGAGTGCGTCCGACAAAGCCAAGCTTGGTGCCAGGCTCTTGGGCCATCCTGACCACGCACCGGAGGAAGTGAAATGAGTGAGGAAACAGACAAGATCACTACTCAAGTGGTTATCGACATGCACATTCATCATATCGGATCATCATGCAGCGCCCTACTGCGAATGGCTATAACAAGCGACAAGTCGAAGGAATACATTGCAGCTAACGCTGCTGAGGTTTTTGTGATTTCCGAGCAATTGTCTGCGTTGGTAGAGCGCATTGGAGAAAAAAATGACGACGAAACTTGAACCACGCATTGAAGTAGTCCGCAAGCAATATGGTCTAGCGCGTGATGACTTCTGGCCGATCAAACAAAATGGCCAATGGGTATGCAAACATGCCGCTCTTGAAATTGTCGCCACAAAGGCCGGGATCGTCTTTGACATGCCTGTTATCATTGAAACTGACGCAGCCAACCTGGTGGTCTCTCTTGTGGTGAAGGGAACAATGGGCGACCGCTCTGAATGGTCAACCGGCGAAACCAACAAAACCAACTACAAGATTGTCGGAAAAATGTCAGCCTATCCTTGGGCAATGGCTGAAAAACGCGCCAAGGACCGGGTTGTGCTCAAGCTGGCTGGTATCCATGGGCTTGTGTATTCAGAAGATGAAGGCGACTTCACCAATTCAAAAGCCAACAGCCGGGAAACGTTCTCAGGACTGCAAACCGATCTTAACCAAATCCAAACGCTTGCAGAGTTGCAAATGTGGTGGGGAAATGATGACGTTAAAGCCGACCTGCGCTCGATGGATAAATCATTCCAAGACCAGATTATTGCCTTGAAGGATGAAGCAAAGAAAACGCTTGCCTCTAGCGACAGTCAGTTTCCCGCTGGTCTCCCAGACGAAACCAGGCAGGCAATCGACAACATGAGGGCGGGATAATGGGCGAATATGCAGAAATGATGTTGGACGGCACTTGTTGCAGCTCCTGCGGGGAATATCTTGATTGTGATCCAGCCGGGTATGCGCAGCAATGCCCCTCGTGTTCTGATTATGATGAACCCAGCACCTCAAGAGTGCCCAAGGGCCCAATGAGGAAAGCCACCAAAAAGCTACTTATGCAGTTTTCTGAGACAAAGAACCAGCTAAACTTAGGCGAGGGGCTCGATGATAAATTATACTCGCTGGAGCAGCGTGGCTATGTAGAGAGTGGTCGCAGATATGGGTTTTACAAACTTACTGATGCTGGCAGGGAAGCAATAAACCAGCTTATAAAACTAGGGGCGGGCTAATGACCCGTGCAACTGTCACCATATATTCCAATGCAGACCGGGATAAAGCCTGTAGGTGGTGCCAGCAGGCCCCTTTGGGAACAAAGGTACGGTTTCAGCAAAAAACCAGAACGCTTGAGCAGTCGGCCCGCATGTGGGCAATGCTCGGCGAGGCATCAAAGCAAGGAACGCTGGATAACCGCCAGTTCACGCCCAACAAATGGAAGTGCATATTCATGCGAGCAATGGGCAAGGAAATAGAATATCTGCCTGAGTTGGACGGATCGTCACACTTCCCAAGCGGGTTTAGAAGTTCTGATCTGGGTATTAGGGAAATGAGCGACTTAATGGAATTTATGTCGGCCTGGGGCGCGGAAAATGGCGTGGTATTTAGGGAGAAAAATGATGGCTGACAAACCAATTCTATTCAGCGGGCCTATGATACGCGCCCTGCTTGATGGCAGCAAAACGCAAACGCGGCGTGTGATAAAGCCGCAGCCGAAGAGTATGGGCGGCACCAGTTACGGCGAAGCGTGGTCATGGCAATTTCCGGGTAAAGGTTTTGCTGGTGTAACGGCTGATCAAATCCGGAAGCATGGTCATAAAAGCCATATGGGAAAATATGCCGTTGGCGACCGGCTTTGGGTGCGAGAAGCATGGAGAACTGCACGAGAGTTTGACCATATAAAACCATCACAACTCCCGCAAAAGTTTCCCTTGAAGTTCGAGGCATCCCACGATTGGCATCGCAGCCGCGAATGGACCGGTAAACTTAGGCCGTCAATATTCATGCTGCGCAGAAGCTCCCGCCTCACCCTGATTGTAACCGATATTCGGATTGAGCGAGTACAGGATATAAGTGAGGACGATGCGAGGGAAGAAGGCGCGAGTTTAGGCGCTCGCGAATGGTTTTCAATATTATGGGACAGTATCAATGCCAAGTGTGGCTTCGGTTGGGACGACAATCCTTGGGTCGTTGCTTACACCTTCACGGTTCACAAGTGCAATATTGACAAGATGGGGGATTAGAATGGCACGGTCAGTTCCTAACTGGGTTGGAAAAACGCCTGACACAGCCATTCCAAAGCGGGTTATCGTTCGCGTGTTTGAGAAGTTTGGCGGGAGATGCGCAGAATGTGAGCGCAAGATAAACGCAGGCGCTGGCGACAAGTTCCAGATCGACCATATCCAGGCCATGGTCAACGGAGGGGCCAACAGCGAGGGAAACCTGCAACTGTTGTGCGATTGGTGCCACAAAGGCAAAACGCGCTCAGATGTGGCTCAGAAGGCTACCACGGCACGAATAAAGGCCAAGAACATGGGGATTAAAGGCACGGGTCGTAAAATCCAATCCAGAGGCTTTCCGAAACCAACTCACCGATATTCACGAGCACAAGGAAAGGAAGTGGAACGATGACATTGAAGAGACCTGAACACCAGCTTGCAGCCGCAAAATACAGACTAAGTGCGTGGGAGGACGTGAGGGCTGGAAAACCCGGTTTTGGACCCGATAAGGCATTTGCCCGCATCAAAGGTGAAATCGACTGCGAAGAAGGGGAGGGTCTGGAGGATGAGTAATTTTTGGACAAGCGTTTTTGGGAGCAGTTTAACACAAACCTATTACCAGCAGATTGCTGCTGATCGGCAGGGGCGACATAGCCAACAGTCAGCTTTTAGGGCAGACAACCAAAAACTCGTCAGCCAGGTTCTCAACGACAAGCCACACCTAACCCGTGAGTATGTCACAGGGGTAATTGATGCAATTGAGAATACCAACCAAGGAGCCAGTATGAAAGCGATTGATATTGACGAACTAGCCAAAAAAGTTGATCTGCTAGAGCGGTTCATGGTGGTTCTTATGCAGACGCCGATCTTCTATGGAATGAAGAGGCTGCGCCCGCTAATTAAGGAACTTGATGATGAAATATCCGGGCCTATTCTTGAGGCCATCAGGGAAAGTCAAGAGAGGTGGGATCGTTAGCTATCTTTGTCTATGGTTATTTCGCCAGAGACCCTCACCAGCAAGCCTTGTTCTGTTTTATAGGCCCATACTGCAATTGCCGTGTCACCGCTCTGTAGAGGCCCGCAATCGCCTTCAAACTGCCCTGCCCAACCATCGGGTGGAAATGATTTAGGCTTTTCGTTCTGGTATGGGGCGGTGCCAGACGCAAAACATAGCTGCCTGTCTCCCCGGTTGATTTCCGCTGCCCAATTGGCCTCGAGCACCTTGGTTCCGGTAATATAGAACTCCTGCTCAAAGCGTCCGTCCTCGAACGTCAAGTGTTTCAGGTTCATACTGATTGGCTTTGGAGGGGACGTGATGGATGATTTAATCTCATATCCGCCTATACCGGACAGAAACCCAAGCGCTGAAACAGCCGCCGCAACTCCAAGAACAATAGCGTGGTCGCCGATCATTAGATAATCCCTCGTGCTTTTAATACCCAACCGCCAACGATCGCCAATCCAGCGAGTATGCCAAGCGGCGTTGCAAATTTAATGGTTACGACTAAAACCCGCAACCCTTTGAAACCGGAAACAATTCCCTCAAGGAACTTCCAGTTTTTATCAACCTCGTTGAACATATCGCGGTGCTTTGCCGCTTCCTCGCCCTGAAGTATCTTCTCCGAAAACCCGTCACCATCAAAATTGCCTGACATATTGCTTTAACCTATCGCTTTTGAAACAGTCGTCCGAACAGTGTTTTTCGTTCCGACCGTGTTTCTTCCGGCGGTTTGGCGTGCTTAACAGGTGGTGCCTTAGATCGGCGTCCGGCAAGCCAGAGTAATACTGCGGGAATTCCCATCAAAACCGACTTCGCAAAGCCGAACTTGCCCCACGAATACATAAATGCGAGTGCAACAAAAATGGCAACCCATGACACGAATGGTAGGGACAACAGCCCCGCCACCCAATCAGGTACTATCCAGGACAAACGCCCGATTGTATTGCTCCAGACACCATCCAGAGCGTTTTGAAGCGCGTCCTCAATCATTGGACTTCGGCTTGGCTACCATGCGCCCATAGAAAGCCAGAAGCAGAAACAAAACCGTAATAATGGCCGCGCCCTGGTTCGTTAGTCCGAGCGCTGTTGAGAGCGTATTGACTGGCAGGATTTGCGAGATTTGAACCGCAAGGCCAAGAGCGATTGCCAGGTAGGTTTTGAACCCGTCAAGTTTGTTGACCACCCAGCCGGGTAATCCAAAAATAGCGTTAATCATGTTACGTCCTTCCAATGAATGATTTGAAATAGGCCACCAAGGCGCTCAGAATGTCCGCTAGGCGCTGTATCCAATGAACAGGCTTGGCAGGGAAGCTATCGTCAACAGGGGGAGGCATGGTGCTATCAGGGAGTGGTTGCGTTGACTGCTGGGCAGTCATAAATAACTCCCCTTCGGCCTTGCGCCGTTTTGTCAGGCCCGACATTTCTGTCAGAACCCCGTTAATTTTTGCCTTGTTCCAGAGCAAAAGACGTGAAGGAACCTCGTCAGCTAATCCCTCGTTGACCTTGCGCAAAACAGACGAGTGGTTAAATTTTGTAGGGCCGACATTGTAGGTAAATGATACCAATGCGCCAAACTGATTATCAGTCAGATCAACCATGAGTTTTGAGATAACAGCGTCCTCATATTTCACCAGATCACGTTGCAGGATTTCTTCACCCTGCTGTTTGGTGATTGTCAGGCCCGGGCCGACAGTTGGCAGTCCAGCCGCCGTTGTGTGACCATAGCCGATTGTCCAAGGGGATCCGCCAGAAGCAGGGTCAGGATAGGCATTGGAGCGCCATCCCTCAAACTTCTTAATCAAGTTAATTGTCGCTTTGTTGACTGTCATTATCGTTGCTTTCCTAGTTTCTCAACCTTGTCCTCGAGCGCCTCAATGCGTTTCATGGCCTCTTGGAGAGCACCAACAGCCTTTAGATATAGTAGGGAATATGTTACACTTTTTACTCCGGTGTCGTCAGTTTTAACCAACCCAGGAGAGACAGTTTCAGCCTCTTGCGCGGACAGGCCAAGGTGCCTCGGCTTTTCCTCACGCTCTTTGAATACGCCTTCTTCATCAGCATACTTATCTAGTGTGTAGTTTACCAGACGAAACGCCTTAATGTCATCCCATTGAGAGTTTGCCGTTTCAATGCCTGATTTCAAGCGCGCGTCGGAAATAGCTCCATATGCATTATTGGTGTTTTCAAGGTCGCCATCACCTCTAATCAGCATTTCTGTGGTTGATCCCCGCCAGAACTTAAATATTGCATTTCCACCTGTAACAGTCGAGAGAGCCTGTATTTGCATTGCGACTACAGCGCCAGTATTAAGCGAGACACCCCGTGTCGTTGTGCTCGCTGTATCTATATCACCAACAGTTGCAACGCCACTTAGATAGAGGTCTTTCCATCTCAACGATGAAGTGCCAATATCGTCACTAGCGTCAATAGACGAATATATCCCCCCATTGAAAACGACATCGTTTCCGGAAATATAAAAAACACGAGATAGAGAGCCAGACACCCACCCATAAAATTCAAGTTGCACGTTCTCAGCACCAGAAGTGTCAGAAATAACCTTTAGTGCAACGCGACCGAGAGTTACCTCGGCACTAGCGGATGGCTTTACGCTAAAGTCCAATGCGCCAGACGGGTAGTTTGTAGACGCTATACCGCTGAACTCATGCTTTAATTTCAAGTTTGGTGCATCTGCGCCACTGGTAACAAGTGACGCTATAGTCCCGTCACCAACTATGCTAATGTTTCCGGTGCCTGTAATATCATTGGAGTTCAGGTCAAGATCGGCGCTAAGGATAATAGAACCATCTGCTCTCGTGTAATCAGTCACCCTCCAATTACCTGAGCCAAGGGAAACAGCCGTTGCTGTATCGCCAGCCGCCGTGGTGATATTAGCGGCGCCCGGAACAATCAGGCTTGTAGCATTGTGAGTGAGTGTTAGAGCGCCGGAGAAAATAAGGGTTTTGGTAGCGCCGGATTTCAGCGTGCCGAGTGCTGTGATTGCAGTAGTCCCGGTAATATTGACCACGGCAGCGTCAGTCGTTGACAGGTCAACAGTCGCGGCAGACGCAATGGTAGCGTCACCAAGCCAGATCGCGTGCTTGCGCATCATCTCACGAGCTGAATTGTTAACCGTGTCAGGATTTTGGCCATCAAGCCAGTTTATATCACTGTCTGAATTTCCGTTATTGTTTGCGGTAACTGACCAGCCATAAATTGTGCCCATTATACATATTCCCAACGTTTAGTTTGGTTGTTGTAAACTCGTTTGTTGCCACTTGATCCGGTAGTTCCACCACCGGTAAAGATTTGTTTAAGAGTGCTATCCCCGGCACTTCCTAATACGGTTCCTTGAGGCTGGCGCGCCCCGTTAATATAACGAATTGGCTGAGATTTTGCCTGTTGAGACAAACCACCACCAAAACTCCCGCCTATGCCTCCAAAGATGCTTTTCATTGCAATATCCAGTTTTTCGGACAGTGGCATGGTTCTAATGGCGTTGTTAATCGCACTGGAAGCGTTGTTCGATACCGCATCCGGGTTTTGAACCGCATCCTTGACCCCGCGAATTGCTCCACCAGCATAAGCCGTCAAAGCATCACCAAACCCGCCAAATACGCCTCCACCTTGGGGAGGAACAGGAGGCGGATCGCTATTCGGTATTGTTTGAGGCGGAACCGGACCAGAGGTCGGTGGAGGGGTGTAAGGTGGCAATGGGCCCATATCACCCGGAAGCGTTGAAAACCCTCCCATGCCCTGCTGTGGGGCTGGAACAGGTGCTTGTGGAGGAACATTAAACAAGTCCTCGGCGGCAAGCTGGTTTCGGGCTGGTATTAGCGGTGGAGGCGAGGGTGGAGCAGGAGGCGCGGGTGTCACGCCCGGAACATTTACCGGGGGCACATTAAAACTACCCGGAATGGGTAAGTTCATTGGATTAGGCTCAAAGCTGGGAGGAATAGGCAGATTGAGAGAGTTGCCATATTCATCGACCGGCTGTTGAAACGCTGCGCCCATTTGGGGGATATTAGGAGCCTGTTGGGGTGGAACGTTCACACCTTGATCAGCGCGCAATTGGTTCTGTCCACCAAGAGGAGGTGGAGACGCTTGTGGCTGCGGTCCATAGCTACCCGGAATAGGAAGGTCCAGGGAATTGCCAAACTCGTCAACCGGCTGCTGATATGGATTGGGTGTCGGGGGCTGAGTAGCAGGGAGCAAAGGCAGTCGGCCAAGTGGCGGCGTTGAACTATCGCGCACCATCTGGGCTGCTGACTGTGGTACTGCATTACCCTGCGTGCCCTTTATTTGAGCAATTTGCTCTTGAAGCTGCCTAATTCTCAAATCTATTGGGTTTGGTGCCGGATTTGGTGCATCGTATGCGCTAATCGGTGTTTGATTGCCGCCAGCTTCAAAAGATGCTTTCCCGGCGTTAAGCGCGGCCAGCGTTTCCGGGCGCAGAAACCGTTGCCCGTTTTGGTTGCCGTTATACCCCCACCATGCCTGGTCTCCGCCCCCTGAATGAATATAACCATTGTCGTAATTCATGCCGATACCCGACACACCCTGTCCAGCAAGGTTCTGCAAAACTCCGTTATAAACGTCCTCATTCCCGGCATATGGTAAAGGTTGCCCGTTTTGGGTGATCTTGAAGTCCGCCGCACCGCCATTGTCGTGCCGAACGGTTCCAGTCCTGTCGCCTCCTGAGCCAATTTCTGGTTGGCCTCCAGAAGTCACGTAAACCCCAAGGCTAGGATCAACCTGCTTCAGAGCATTAGAAATCTGGCTTTGAACGTCTTGAGCAACAGGGAGGTTGCGTATCGCGCCATTTGACGTGAAGTCCAGACCAATGTTATCAATTGCCTGCAAGGCTGGTGTTTGAGCGCCGCCGGGCTGATCTGGGAGGCTATAGAACATTTGGTTACCGATCTGCGTCTTATTGGCCGCATCGCCCTCACGGAACCCCTGCCCACCATCGGCCCTGAAAAACTGCGCTCCATTTGTCGGGTCTGGAATAACCCCCTGCTGTGCTGCTTGGAATATCTGCAAAGCCTGATCCCGAGCCTGCGGATCCTGCAGCAATGGACGCACCGCTGGTCCTGGATTGCTCAACCCATCAAACTGTCCGGGTTGTGATACAACATCTTCTGGAGGAATACCGAGCGCCTTGGCACGGTTTAGGATTACCCACGCAACAGCACTAAGACCCTGCTGGCCTTCGCCTCCAGCCTCACCCAGAAGCGTATCGATCACTTTATCTAGTGCCATAATTCATCGTACCTTTGACAAGGGGGTAAACGGCCCCCATATTAACGACATGCTTAAACATGAAACGAACCAGATCGACCTTGGGCGGAGCAATTACCGCCAAGTTTCAAACCCAAAATATTCACGCTACAAACGCCTTGATGCTGTAATATCCGGCTTGATATATGCCAGCGGGGTTTGGGCTGCTGTTTCAATTCAAATCACCAGAACGGGCTTCGTTGACCATAATATATGGCTTGCGCTGCTGATGGCGTTTGGGCCTTTGGTTTTCCTTGCCCTGTTTCATATCGTTCTTGTTAAGAATAGCGTCGATACTCATGCTAGCGCCCACCGTTGGCCGCTGCGGCAAGATCGGCTTTGGTAAGAACGGTAGTTAGCCAAGGGGACTGAGTTGGCGTTTGCCACCGTCTAGCGGCTTCTAACACTCTTGGGTTGATAGTTTGAGCCTCAAGGAGTTTTGCCAGTTCTTCGTTTGCACGCTTAATTGCCGGTCCTCTGATTTTGTTAATTGCACCATTGAAAGCGCGTGGAATAATATTCAGGATGCTAACGCCTGGGCGCGGAATAGATGGCGGCTGATAAGTACCTGGAGCAATATCAGCAACTGCAGCACGTCTTGCCTCTGAAAGCGTTGCCCGTGCAATTCCGCTATCTGTAGCGCCGAAAACAATCTCCCTCCCTATTCCGGCCAAAAGATCGTCAACGGCCTCTTTACCAATTACAAGGGTAAGTTTTGCCCGATTAAACGGCTTTGCGAGAATATTCCGGATCATCGTTTTATCATTTGTGGCGCTACCTATAACGTCCTCAACTGCCGTCCGGGCACCATTTATAAGAGCCTCACGCTCGCTGTCGGTCATAGCCTTGACTAATCTGGTAAATGTTGCCGGATCGCTGGATTTCTGAAAAATATCAGCCCCAAGGTTCATAGCATCTTGGACTTGTGCGTGCCCTGCGAATACGTTCCTAGCTGTCTTGTAACCATCGACTTGATCATCAATAGCACCTCGCAATCTTTTCGATAGGCCGCTAACTATGTCGGCGTAATTCCGGCTTGGAGATGAAAAATGCGATGTAGATGTGACCATGTCATCAAGTGCTCTCTTCACCAGATCAAGTCCGCCCACCGACATTCTGCCTTGGCTATCTTCAAATATCTGGCCGCGTGCATATGCCATGTCTCGCGCCTTGGTTATCGCCTCTTTCCCATATTTTGTGCTCAGAACAAAGCGAATGTCAGCGCTTGGGGTGATCATCACCTCACGAACAGCGTCATAAAGTGGCGTTGCTGCTTCTTGCTGGGCTTTAGCCAGGTCGTTCAGCATAACGGTCTTTGGGTTTCCTGTGCCAAACGCGCCCTGAACATCCTGTTGAATGCGCGGCCCAACATTTGCTGCCCTTTGCTCTGACATGTTCCGCATGGTGTTCATAGCGTTGCCGGGCTGTCTTGAGACAGCCGCCGCTAATTGCTGCGTGTTCTGCCCAATATCCGCAAGCCTTGTGTTTGGTCCAATCGCGTTAACACGGTTCTGAACTTGGGATAATGGAACCTGATCCCGAGCGGCAGACTTTGCAAAGGTATTAATTGCCGATCTTTCCGGTACTGTCATTTGCTGGACAATAGCCTTCGCCGGAGTAATTCCGGTCAATGCCGCAGGATTGGCTACTGCTGACAATCCAAGAAGCCGCTCATAATCCTTGTCTGGAATATCGCGCACTGACCCACCGGGGTTAAATGTCTGTGTGTTTTGTTGAGCAACGTCTCCGGGTAACGTCATACCGCCAAAAATGCTCTGGAGTATCTTAGGAACCGCCGGGCGCACCGATCCCGCCTGATTTGTCTCATATGGCAATAGGGTTCTTGTGTCCCATTGGTTTTGTGGCTGTGCCTGCTGCTGGACCGGCCCTTGCCCTTGCATCCGGGTCCACGCACTAATTGCCTGCTGCTGATCTGGAGCAGTAATCGTGTACGTTTCGCCAGTTGGCTTGGTGAAGGTAAACTCAGGCATTAGTTGTTCCTCGTGATCGTAATACCGCCACCGAGGTCCATGCTCTCACCGACACCAATATCCTGCTGTGGCGCTCCATTTTGCCCTAACGGGTCGGCCATTCCTTGTTTAAGTGACGACAGAAAGTCCTCCTCTTCTTGGGTGAAGAAAGGAGTAGTATCGACATAGTTCTTTAGCGTATTAGTCCAGCCGTTAAGCGTGCCGTTTTCAAAAATGAAGTTAGACTTCAATCGCTCAATTGCAGCAACGCGGCGCTGCTTTGCCTCCATAATTGTCAGGATAGCAATGTTACCGGCAGGTGTCTTTTCTATTCCAGCAACAGCGTCTTTCAAGAATTTAACGTCTCGGTCAGAGGTGTTACCCGTTAGACCAAACCCACTGTCAGGGTTGCGTAAACGCAGGGCCATTTGATTTTGCTGTGCTTGCATTGCCTCAAGTACCGGAACATCATCTTGAAGGTTTAACCCAAACGACCTGAACATTTGCTTTATTGGCAAGGTCATTGGTGTGAGTGCGCCAGTGTCAGCGCTCCTTGCCATGTCCGCAAAGACCTTAATTTCTCTAACTTGGTTATCTAGCGTATCTGCCCGGTTGCTGCTTTCGATTGCTGAATTTAATAAGGGGCCGGGAATATCTTCTGGAAGGATATTCGTAGTAACGTTCACACCAGACCCGCCAATCGGGCTGACCTTGCCATCGGTAATCTGATAGGAATTCGGGTCATCAGGGGATATGCCGTAACTCGCCCTCTGCTCTGGTGTCATTGGAACCGTGCCTGATTGTGCCTGCACGTCCGGGAATACCTGCAAACCGCTATCCTGATAGCGCTGTATTCCATTAACGTCCTTCAAGATATTGCGCTCAGGAGCAGGTTGATTTTGCCTCTGCGTGAATGTGTTGAAGGCATCGCCGGGAGTTAATGCACCCATATTAATGCCTTGCACCAAGTCATTCGCGCCGTTTTCCGTCAGATATTTAACCGTTTGGCTTAGCTTGTCCTGCTGCGCGATTAGCTGTTGCTGGCGATCTGCGTTGGCCTGGTCCTGCGCCGCCGCCGGATTAAGGTTCTGGCCTAAATTGCGCCCAACGTCTGTAAAGTCCTTTGCACCAAGAAAAGATTGACCAATGGCCCCAATCTTTGACCTGTTCTGGTTAAAAGCATTGTAGAACGGGTTTTTAGTGATCTTAGGGTTTAGAAGTTCAAGAATTCCCATTAGATAAACGCTCCTGCAATTGATGTGCCAATGCCCAAGGCGTTCATCCACCACGGGGTTGATTGCTCATAACCCTGGTTAACACCGCCAGTTAGTCCAGAAATCTGCTTCAACCAGTTCAAATCCTGATTAGAGTTTCTGTTGTACTGCTCAAAATCAGCCTGCCGCTTTAAATTGCGGTTTTGATCGAATACCTGCCCAACCTGCAAATTCGTTCTGCTTGGATCAAGGGTCGCGTCATACAGCCCCTGGTTCATTCCAAGAGCATTGGCAAGATTTGCCTGTCCGGTCTGTCTCATGCCAAACTGCTGACCAGCGACCCCTTGCATACCCTGAAGGGCATTGGAGCGATTAGAAACGCCTTGCTGGCGATAGCCCTCAATCCCCTGTAAAGCCTGCTGTTGGCGATCAAGGGAGTTATTATAGTCACCATAACGCATATTAAGTTCGTTCTGCCCAAGCTGACGTCCAAGCGTTTGCACCTGAGCACTCGAACCAAACCGGCCAGAGTTGCCAAACTGAGCATTGATATTTGCGCCCATGTTCTCGTTCGTCTGGGAAATCATATCATTCAAGTATGGGTTATTATCGCCAAGATTGTCGCCCTGCGCCGTTCCAAGCATGGTCTTTTCGTAAAGAGAAGTTTGTCCGGCATCCTTGTAGGCCCGGTTATACCTATTGCTGATCTGGTTTAGTCCGCGAATATCTCCACGCTGGCCATTCGTCAGGCCATTCTGGTTGATCGTTTGCTGGTTTGTCTGATACGCATTATTAAGACCAGCCTGCCCCTGTTTAGCCGTTCTTGACATGTCATTGAGCGCGTTCTTGGTTCGCCAGCCCATGCCGGTATAGAGAGACTTGTTGTATGGGTTATCCGGGCCTTGCTGCTGAACCTTATAGATATTCTGCAAGAACTGGGAATTAAACGCATCCGGGCTATAATTATCAAGCACCTTCCCGCCATTCCACGTTGTACGCCCATCATTTGGCTGGCTATTCGCGCCCTTATTGTCACCCATCAGTCAAAGCCTTTCTTAAAACACCCACTCCATTAGGGAGCGTTGCCCTCGTGTAGTCTGGTAAAAATCTGGACCAACCTTTTATTCGGCCCTCTATAATGACTTCTTTAGCTACGTTTTCTCTGGAAACAGCTTCAATTTCGCGCATCATTCTGGCAATATTCTTAGTGCCAGGTAGTTTGCCGCCTGCGAATAGTACCCACGCCGCTAAATGGTCCTCACCAACCGGAGTGCCCAAATAAAGAACAATCGACCCTGTGTCCGCTAGAGCGGCCCGCAGAGCGCCATTAACCAACCCGCTGTATATCTTTGAGGCATCCCACCTGTCAGACTTCACAACGGCCTTGCTAATCCCTGACCATATTCTGGGCCATGCAATCGGAACACTCTCCGGGCTAACCATTTCAAGCATCATATCTGCCCAACACTCCTACTGCGGTTGAACACCTCAACTTGAGCATGGACAACCAGGTCGTTTGCTGCCGAAGCTGTAGCCCTTAATGACCAATTCCTTGGCAAATCAAACTCAAACGTGCTGTCCAAGTAGCTATCCGCCGCAACCGACTTTGTTGAGATTATAGCATAGGATGTGGTACCATCATACCGTTCAAGCGTAATATCTGCCGCCGATGTTCCATCCACATTAACAATACGGACGCTAAGCACACGCTGGCCCTGGTTATTGGCAGGAACGATCTCAGTTGCACTGGTTCCTGTTAGAATAACCGAGAATGTTTCCGTTTTTACTGAGATTAAATGGTTACTCACCTAAAACCTCCTTGGGAAACAATCGGAAAATCAATTCTGGTTGCCTCTGTCCATGTTTCACCCGCCGCTATATTCAGCCGTGACGCCATCACTTTGCCCCGGCCGCGAACCGGAACCCGGCCACTGGGCTGGATTTGAGCCGCTGTTTTCCATGTAGTTGTGCCGTTAAGCGTGCCTTTGACCCCAAGCTGAACCGTGACGTTCGCGCTTTGTATCTGGGCATCAGTATCAACGCCCAATGACGTTACCAATTGCGATCTAGGCAGTCTCAGGCAAGGCGTTTCCAGCGTTGCGGCCTTGTTCGACCCGTCGAAATATGCCAGCTTATAGCTGCTGTCAAATGCCGCAAGTCTTGGCTCCCCACCTCTCCAGAAGTTGCTATCGAGCGAATAAGGAAGCGTGTCCAAAGTGCCAAAGCTGTTGATATTATCAAGCGTGTAGCCCGGAGTTGCCAAAGTCGCCAAGGCCGAAGTCTGCTCCGTAATCTTGACAAACTCACCAACATCCCAATGGTAAGAAATAAGATCATCAAAGACCGTATTGGAACTAACGATCTTACCCTTATACCGGGCCACAAAGCGCTGTCTAGCATCATCAACGGCCACCTCCACGGTACTACCGCCACCCGCAGCCATCATAGAATTTATAAAAGTCTCGTTGACCTTGTTCTGTCCGATCTGTGACAAAGACTGCCCGTCGAACAGCCAAAATCCGTCATTGTCAACAAAGAACGCCATGCCCTTGGCGACCTGCATTGCCCGTGGATTAACACACCCGGTTTTCCTCGAAAGGGTAGATATTGAATACACAGATGCGTCCCCTGATCCGCGCAGTAAATGAACCGCGTTCCTCTGGAAAACAGCCGCACCATATTGGTTAAGAGCCGCGCCGGCCATTAACTCCCCGCCACCCTCAAACACCTGGTAGCCAGCCGCGCCACCAGCCCAATCTGTATGGTCATTAAAGTCCGAATTCCGCATTAAACGGTTCTCGCCATCGCAATCCAGAGCAAAAACACAATTAAACGCTTCAAACAACGTTTTGGCCTTGGGGGCACCTGATACAGCCGCAACTGCCCCACCGGAATTTATGTTATATTGTAACATCCCGTCAGTAGTGTTTGAAAACAGCATATAGGAGCCGAAATTAAGCATGCCCCACGCATCGCCACCCGGCAGATTATACCCAGTGCCAATAGTCGTCACCACTCCGTCCGCCGCGACCTCATAAAGCCCTGTGGCAGTGCCCACATAGATTTTATAGCTGCCGCCAGACGTTATTGCCGTCCCAACTCCTCTAGGCTGCGCTGGGATAGCGTCCGCACCAGGTAAAGCTACCATAGATGGCAAAGGCGAATAAAACACGCCACCGCTTGCAATAGTATTAGCCAGCACGTTCAGGATATTACTAGAAGCAACAGTGTCTGGTTGATCCGGGCGATATGGTCCAAAATCTTTCATGGCGTTGGCATATCCAATGAAATCCCTGAGTAATTAGTGGTCGCTAGATCGCCGATCACTCCGACATCTGCCAAAAGCGCATATGACCGTCCTTCCATTGCGTCCGCTGTTTGGTAGTCCTCATTAAACAAATGGCCCGCCGCAAGGCACATGACTAGATAGGCGTCTGGAGCAATATCAAGGAGCCAGTTAGTTGGATTAGCGTCTGTCAGGGCAGGAAGGGTTGCAGAATAGCTAAGGAGCACACCCCCCTGCTTGATAGGGCCAACCTTCAAGGTAGTCCCGCGAATGGAAAACTTGTTTGGAACACCTGAAATGTTAGCTGGATTGGCGTACTGCAAGGAACCCCATGTGACGAAATCCATTGGAAGGTCGTTCGATCCATCCCATATTACCGTCTTGTAAGCGAGATAATCGGCGGGAAGGGTAGTCTCACCGGCACTATCTGTTGAAAGCGTTGAGGAACTATCCATCTGATAATGGTTGATCATCTTGCGGCTGAACTTTGCTTCAGCCATATCAATGAATGTATCAACCTCACCGACATATATGGCGTCTGCGCTCCTCTCAACCCATGCTGAGATGGCTGTTTTCAATTCTGCATAGGTTGTTAATGCCACTAGATAGTTCCCTTCTTGGTCCTGAACTGAGCGTTATCTTCGTGGTTCATCCACCACTTGACATGATCGTCGTCACCAGTCTTGAGATATGGTGCTATGTCACGGTAAAACACATTAAGCGGAACCCGGGCCGCTACCTTGCCATCTCCCCACCTTTTACCTTCGTTCTCGTCGCGCTGGGCCTTGTTCATCTCAAGGAGGCTATCGGAAGCAAGGTATTCAGTTTTAACGATGTACTGCTTTTCATCAATCCACATACGGGATCGACGCATTGTTGGAGTGACCTCAAACACCTGCCAGTTCCCGCCGTGGAAGTCCCTTACATCAATCAACGGGGATTTCATCTGCTCGCTCCGCAAGTGGCATGGAAACCATAGTTTTTACAATGATCTTTTCACCATCATTGTTTCTCGTATGGTCAAACACCGGGACTTTATTCCCCATTAGTTTCTTTGCCTCTTCAATCGGCAATTCAACAACACTCCCGGCCCAAATCTTTGGCGCACTAATCCGGTTCCCTTTGGTGTCAACCTGCGCTTCCTGTCCGACACCGGCGAACGTTCCTTTAGTCGCGTCAAGAATATTGTACCGGATAGAAGCCGGGCGGTAATTCTTGAATAGCTTAACCGGAAACATCTTTGCCGGGCGACCGCGTGGTGTTTCTTCTGACATTTCTAAATCCATAGTTTGTTAAAGGGGGTGGGTGGAAAGGGGGCCGTAGCCCCCAATCCTGGTTGTTTATACGGCAGCGGACCAAGGTGTACCCTCAGCCCCAGTTGTTGGCAGAAAGCCGACACAGGCGAAAATGCCAGAACTAACGTCCCGGATTTCGAGATAACCACCACGCAGGCCACCAGTAGTGGACCCATTAAGGGTGATTGTGTCAGAGGTAGCCGCAGCCAGCATGGTAACGCCAGCAATATCCGTAGACAAAGCCACCCCGCCCTGAATTACATCAGACGCGCTTGCGACCTGAATTTTGTAACTATTGGACGTGACGGTTGTCAGAACGAAAACGCGGTAAACGTCACCAGTCCCGGTTGCAGCCGGAAGGGTAACAGTCAAGCCAGCGGCAGCGCTAAGATTAACGACTGATCCGGCATTGGTCCTGTCAAGTGTCGCCGAAGCGGTAATCGTGACAGGAGTGTATGAAGCAGGCATATCATTAACTCCTAAGTTGTTGCCGACAGACCAAAAAGGTCAGCGACTACCGCATGGGCGGCTTCATTGTTAACACAAAGTGCATACTCAGTTGTGAGGACGCGCTTTTCTGCATCGCCAGTCTTTGCAGGCTTTTCCAGCATAATGTCATCGAAAACTCCAAGAGAGACCATCTTGGGGTCAATCAGGAACATATTTCGAGCAACGTTAGCTGATGCACCGGCGCGGGCCATCTGACGGTTTGGAACCATAGAAATGTTCCCAAAGTTTGAGACGTAAATCTCAGCCGAGCCAACCAGGGCGCGTTTTGCACTAGTACTGGTTGCCATACGCAGCGGAACGATGTTCGCATCATCAAGGAAGGTGGAAAACACCGTCTTGACATATGGAGCCATCATGCCAACTTTTGGCGATCCGCCTGCATTGTAGGCATCAAGGATAGCACTATCCAGCAAAGCCTTAGTAAAGGCCCGCTGTGTTCCATCCGTGGCAGCATCAACAACGCTTGTGCCCTGGTTAAAACCACCAGAGGCTCCACCGGAACCAAGTTGGTCGTTAGTCGCAAGCCATGCACGCATACCGGCGCTAACGCGGTTAGTCGCGCCGCCGCCAGAACCAGCAGACGAAGCATTGTTAGAGAGCATGGAAACTTCCATGTCAGTACGCAGCGCAACGCCCTTTTTAGCGATTTCATATCGCAGGTCAGACTTCCGGCCCGCTTTGGAGGTTTTATCCTGCGTGCGGGAGACAATCAGTGTCTTAGTGGAAATCTGGGAGTAGTTGCCAACGCGCACAGTCGGATTTACAGCGCTGTAAGTCCAATCATCGCCTTCTGGCTGGTTGTTGTCGATTGCCGGAGTGTCCAGAGTGTCAGTCTGCCATTCCGGGTGAACAGAAGAAATTGATTTTCGCCCAATAAGTGAAACAAACGGAGTTTCTTCCGCATCAATCATATAGATGCGATCCGCCAATTCTTCTCGATTACCTACGGCATCGTAGGTTTCGTATGTGTTTGTTACTTGTGCCATAACATCTTCCTAAAGATCAAAGTCCATGAGGGAGGCAACTCCATCCTCGAAGGTGCCGGTTTTGCGGAGTTGGTTGAGACGTTGTTTAGCACCAGACTTGCCACCGGATATTGTGCCTTTACGGCGTCCGGCTTTACTCATGGATGGTTTACCTTTAAGGGCGTCTCTTGCTTGCGGAGCCTTCTTTTGGAGCCTGCGGTACGCAATCGCGTCCTTCAAGACCAAAAAAAATCGGTGATCCGAAATGCTGGAGACTTCTTCCTGGCTAAAACCGTATAGGGAACCAGCGCGTTCATTAACGTTTGAAAAGAACTGACTTGCCGTCTTTTTATCCTTGAATGTCGGGTCAGCTTCCTTAAGCTTCTCGACTTCACTGGCAATATGCTCTTCTGCCATTTCCTGCTGTTGGGCAGCTGCCTTTTGGTGGCCTTGCTGCATTTGCTGCTGGAAATAAGCGATTGTTTGCTGATGCTTGTTATACGCCTCAGACTTTTGCTGGTGGGCTAGATACCCAACAGGATCACCGACCGCATCGCCCTGGAAAAGCCCGGGGTCTGGCGGCATGTAATTCTGCCCATACCATAAGATGTATTCTTGCTGTTGCCTGACTTGCTCATTCAACTGATCCACCCTGCCTTTGTCCTCTTCAAGCGCTTTATTATCTTGCTTGAGGGCTTCGGTTTTACGGGTGTAATCGCTCTGGAAAAGGTTGTTCCGTGCAAGTTCTCCAACGGTGATCACAGTACCATCCTGAAGGGTTACTTTTGCATCGTGAGACGCAAACTTACCTCCTGCATAGTTCTCTGAGCCGTCTTCTTCTTGCTCTTCGTCCTCTTCATCAGAGACTTCAGACGTGTCATCTTCCTCTTCCTGGGCATCATCATCAGCTTCAGAAGTGGCTTCATCTTCGTCTGTCGCTTCTACCTCATTCTCGTCAACGGGTTCGCTTTCGCGGTCGTCTTGAGTTTCGGTAACCTCCTCCATATCGTCGAACGCATTGTCGATGGTGAGGGGTTCGTCTGGGACGGTTTCTTTCGAAAGGTCGTCATCTGACATTAAAAAAATCCTTCAAGAGGGAATACGGCGCTTCTCAGCGGCGGTTGATTAAACCGGGGTCGAACTTAGTGTTCGGTCGGCGCGTTGGCATCAAAGCCGCCATCACGGTCACCATGACTAATGATAGCAGCTTGAAGCAATAAAACGACTTCCTCTATGCAATTTCCGATAGATTGAAGTCGGTTGATTTCACTTGTATTGGATGCGTCTGTTCCTAAAAGCGCCTCCATGGCGTTCCTGCGGACTGTGGCAAATGCCTCATCTAACACTTCGTTGGCCAGAATGTCTTTTGCAAGGCGGGCACGGCGGTCACTGTCCATCGTCATTTCCTTCCTGTTCACCCATATCATCCTCCTCTTTCATCATATCGGCCTCATTTTTCATCATGTCCGTATGGGTTTTGGCCATTTGGCTTTCAGCTTTTGAAGCGTTCGTTTGAGCGTTAGTCATGTCTCTGACGTGCTGGTTATCATCCTGATTGTTTTTCAGCTCAGCGTTTATGCTTAGTTCTGTATATTTGAATTCCAGCTTATCCCGTTCAATCCTTTCATTTGAAGCAATGCGCTGTTGCTCGACAGTAAGGCTATTATCACGTTCTGCGGCCCTGACGGCAAGGTCAGCCTCCATTTGCGCCTGTTCTTTATTAACCTGCGCCTGTCCCTTGGCGTTCTCAAGCTGCATTTTAGCCTCAAACTCAGCTTTTCTCATTTCCATCTCTGGATCGGGCTTGTTTGCCTGTTCCTGAGCCTGTTGCATCATTGCAGCGGCTTCCTCCTCACTCATATCAGGGAAGTATTGCTCTGGATTGCTTAATCCTGACGCCTCAGCCAGCTTCTTGGCCGTGTTAATGATTTTAGGCAGTATCGCTATGGATTGAGAAGAAAAGCCTCTGTTGGCCATCTCTGAGGCCATTTCACGTTGCAGGCCAATGATGTTGGTAAGCATTGCCATATCGCGCTCTTTGGAGCCAGTACCAAGTCCAACGTTAATTGACGCCTTCATTTCAGTATTCCATGGTCTTGGATCAAGAAGTTTGAATTCCTTGCCAATCTTGACCTCTCGCATGGCATCCGGGTGTTTGACGATAAGCTTTAAAACCTGGGAAAATACTCGTTTCCAGCCGCCATACATCGCCATATTTCGGGCGACCTGCACTACCTGGCTATAGGCAGCATCCTTCATATTGTTTGATGCTGTTGCCGTTTGATTTGTCAGTGCGTCCGGGTCCAGCGCCATAGTGGCTCTTGATACACCAGTGCGTTTTTCAACGATTTCGTCCATATATTGCAGCATTGGGAACGATTTATCGGCAGTAAACGGTATGGAAGATGCCATAAGCGGGTTTGCGCCACGTTTCTTCCAGATAATACCTCCAAACTTGGGGTTTGCCAGAATATCAGGGTTAAGAACCGAGCCTTCCTCTACTTCCCTCATGGGCATATTTGAAGCATAGATATTATCAAGGGTTTGGCGCAAAAGGGTCGTTTTAACCCTTTGAACGTCCATAGTCTTATCGGCGACACTCTCGGCATCATACCTATGGGGGACAGGATAGCACTTGATAGTGGTATATGGGCATTCATCCTCCCAAACATTCCATTCAAGCACTTTTCCGGCTCCGGCGTCACCTGCATACCAGACCTGAAGCGTTTCTGCGATACCATCGCCATCCACATCGACCTTTACATAGACATCATACAGGTCAACAATCTGCATTGAGCGCTGGGTGGCATCAGAAGAGCCTCCAATTGTATATCCACTACGCGCCAGCGCTTCGTCGCTGTCAATTTGCACTGTATCAGCAGCCAAGTCGTCCACAACTTCCCTATCGAAGCCCATTTCAAGCAAATCTGAGCGGGTTTTGTTCTCATGGCGGTAAGCAATGAACCTGGCATCTCTTTCAGACGTTGCCGCCTCGTCAATCAACAGGTTTTCCGGCCTTCCGCTTTCAATAACGATCTTGCCGGGCCGAATTGTCCTTTTGATTTTCACATCATAGGTTTCAACCGTTTGTTGTGTTGGTTGCGCCTCGCCTCCCTGAGGGTCTTGTGCCATCACATCAATAGTTTCAGTCTGGGTTTCCTGCGTTAAAATCTCGACATTATCGTCCTCGAGCAGGAACATAAGGGCCTCTGCCGTTAGACCGGTATGCACCGAGACAGCAATATCAGGGGTTGCATCATAATAGTGTCTTACAACCCCATATCCGGTCAGCATGGCATCGTGCGTTACGTCATAGACCGTTTCATAGCCCTCATTGAAGTCAAAGAAGATAGCGTTGCCGTAAATATTTGCCTCACCAACATATTCTTCATCAAAACTGGATTGAGGTGTATATTCAACAATGTTCTCAGAGGCGGTAAACACCCCAACAACTCCGGGAAGCATCCAGGCAATAGTGTCCGCAACATCGAGCGTTGTAACCTTGGAACCACCCGGTCTTGGCGGCACATCGTGCATTTCACCACGAGAATACTCAATAGCCCGAACCCGGCTTTCCCTTAATTCCTCGTCATCATAGCGCCTTGCCGTTCTGATCTCATTGGCAACAAGAGCCGAAAGGTCACTTTCCTCAAACAACCGTTCACCACTATCATCCATATCCGTTTCCTGCATATCAGTCTCTTGAAGAGGTTCAGCCATGTTTATCCTGCTTTTTTGCTTTCTTCTTCAAGCCTTTGCCCAAAAACTTCCTAAGAAGGGAGGGCTTTTGTGTCAATAATGGAATATCTATTCTATCATGCACCTTGCCAACCGGCAAGCCATCGACAAACAGCGTCTCGCCACTATCGACAATCATTTCATTTCTATACGGAAACTGTTTCATACCGGCTCCCATTCAACCTGGGGCATATCCACCACAACCCGGGTTTCCTCATGGCAAATGCACATCAAGCCAAAAGCATCCGCAGCGTGAGAAGTAAAATCATGGTCAGGTCCCAATCCAATGCCTCGATCTTCATCAATCTTCTCATGATAAAGCCCCAAAGCACTCCTCCCCCCGTCCGTACCCTCCTCATTAAACCACATCGAAGGAAACAACCTTCTAACCGCATCAATACGGTTCATGGCAGCGCCACGGCCCTGATTAGGCACCACCTCAACATCATAGCCAACATCCCTCAAAGCACTGGAATAAGTAGCGTCAATCGTTTTCTCATGGTGGTCGCCATCATGGGGCAACCAAACGTCCGTAGTCTCAGGGCCATACCCATTTCTTTGCATCCAACTAACATGCGTCGAAGCAGTCTGCCCCACAGCCTCATAATAGTCCAAAACCCTAATCTCATTGCCAATAAACTGACAAATCCAAATCGCCGTCGCATCAGCCTTTCTACCAGTTCCCCCAATATCCCAAAACGATCTGATCCGCATCAAAGGGTCTAAACCAACCCGACCTATCCGGCCACTCTCCTTGGCCACAGCCAAAGCCTTGGCAAAATACGCACCCTCAACATACGTAATATATCCACCACCCCAAATATGATCATAAGAATGTGGCCGCTTTTCCAAATCATCCTGACGCCTTCTATCCAGAACATCAGGAAACCACGGATTATCCTCGTAATTCATCTCCTGAACACGACTATTCGTCGGCGGGTCAAGCCGAAACCGCTTGTTAGTCGCAGAATTCTCCCTCTCAGGGTTCCACGTCACCCAAACCTCACTGTCCGCCACACGAACCGTAGGTAACAACTTCAGCCACGCACTCTCAGAAACACGATCCGCCTCGTCAACCCAGCACAACAAAATCTTGCTCTTGCTCTTGATACTATCCAAATTCCGGCTCAAACCAATAAACTTGTACTCAATCCGACCATCCTTCGTCCGTATATACTTCTCCCCCATATCAAAATAATTAGCCAACCAAGGCTCGCTCAAAATCGCCGTCTTAACCTCACTCATCGAACTCTCGTCCAACGAATTCATATACTCCCGGCCACACAAGATAATCCCATCCCTGCCAGCCTCAGCATACTTATACGCCCTCACAGCAGTCATCTTCGCAAACGTCCGCGTTTTCGCACTCCCACGGCCACCATAGCTAATCCGATAATCCGCCTCCCCCTCAAACACATGTATCAGCTTAGGAGGCAAAACCAAATTAACCTCAGCCCTCTTCCGTCTAGCCAAACCAAACCTCCATGAACAAAATCATCCAAACCTCCATGAACAAAATCATCCAAACCTCAAAAAAAATCACCACCTGAAAACCAAAGAACAGG